GTAGATGCCTACGACCTAGCTCGATATATGGAATCGGCTTTGGAAACGGATCCTTTGACTGCTATTGGAAATATCAAGTCTGATAACTTGATTCCAGATGATGCTAAGTTTGCTGTCTTAATCGACAAGAAACGCTTAACTAGCATGAAAGAAGCAGCTGAAACAAATCCTAAATCTGGGCTTGTAAACGTTGGTCATGCAACAAACATGCTCAAAAATATTATCAATAAAGGCATTGAATTGGTATCTAAATAAAAGATAAAATTACCCATAGGAGTTAAGCTCCTATGGGTATTTACTTTTTATTTTGCTCATTACAAGATAGTAATATAAAGGAGGTGAAACAATATGAAAACACTAGATATATTTACAGATGCATCTGTCTTAGGTAAAGTAGATGTAGTTAAAGGTAATAGAGTCTGTGGTGGTGCAGTATCAGTAATTAATGATATGAGAGATACAGAATATCATTGTGTTATTGATCATGCTACCAATAACTATGGTGAACTAACTGGATTGTATTTAGCGGTACAGTTAGCAGCAGAATATAAAGATGTAGTTGATGAATTCAATATCTATTCAGATAGTAATATATCTGTGAGTGGATTAAAATCATGGATATACAACTGGGTTAATAGAATGGATAGAAATGGTATCATGTATACATCATCTGGAGTTGAAGTAGCTAATCAGAATATTATCAAGAATATAGTTGATTTTATACTAAGTACTTTTGATCCAAATCGACATCAGATCAACTTTATCCATTGTAAATCCCATGTAAATATCAATTCAAGATCTGGTATACAAAGTGCATATAATTGTTTATCAAGAAACTATAGTATAGTACCAGATGATTTAATGGATAAGATTCCATATATCCAGAAATGGAATAATTATATAGATGAATCTACTAGAGCATCATTAATTAGAATGCAATATGGAGTAGATTATAAACTAGATGAAGGTAAATGCATACCAGCATTATTTGATCCATCACAAATTTATCCAACTTATCTTGCTATAGTTAGAAGTATTTTATAGGAGAGAATATAATGTCAAAGCGTAGAATCATTTTATTTGTAAAAACAAGAAACTCTAATGAAAATCATCGTTTAGATGGATATATTAATGTGGAGAACCCTACAGTAGAAGCTAAAGGATTCTTTACATATTTTGATGATACTGAGAAAGTTCATATTACACCAGTTGAAAACGTAGAATACTTTGCAGTAACTTATTCATTGGTAGAATATGCTAAGATGGAAAGATTGACCGATAAGAAAAACTCAGTAGGTCTAATCAATAGTAGCTATACTATTGATACCAATAGAGATAAAGTTATGGATATCATGGATTGTTTTACTCTAGCTAAAGGTAATAAATATATTGCATTTGATACATTTGGTGAAGAATGTGTTAATCGTATCTTTATTCCTATCCAAACAGTTAAGGATATTATCATTAATGATAATAGTGAAGATCCTACACGATATAAAGCAAGTTTATTATTTGATCCTACAGTGCTTAGAGCAGCAGCTGGTAAAGATAATGACTATCGTGTATTAGATATCTTTAAAAATCTTAAACCTGCAGGAATTACTGAACCAGAAGTAATTCAACTATACAAAGCAGGATTCTATGATTTAGATATTCTTCCTGAAGCAATTGCTAAGGGATTAGATGTATATATTAATCATTCTGAAGAAATCCCTGAAGAAGAGGATACTCCTGAAGCTGGTAAAGTTCAAAATACTGAACCAGATGAAGAATATAAAACTCCAGAAGGAGATAATACATTAAAAACTCATCCTGGATTTAAAGTTCCACCTACAGTAGCTGAAGGTACAGAAATGACTAATGAAAAATTTGCAGGAGCAGTTGTTACTGATCCTAGAATTAATGAAGATGATGAAATGACTGATGAAGAATTAGCTAAAGCTATTGAAGAACAGCTTGAAGTTCCAGATCGGTCAGCTAAAAAAGAATCAGAAGAAGATATTATTGCTAAGTCTTTATCTGAAAGTCATAAAGACTTATACGATGAAGTTACTAGTGAATTTAAAACAGAATTAACTAGACTTAAAGCTTTCTCTAAATATCGTTTTCAACAAGAATTGGCTAATGATCATTTAATCAAAGCTAATAATCCTAATTATGAATCTTATCTATTGAATATTGAAGAAGTATATTACGATATTCTAAGAGAAACAGATCCAGATATTGATATATCTTTTGAAGACCCATCTTTTAAAGATAGCTTATATGATTACGTTCATGCATTGTAATTAATATTACCTCCCTAGGATCATAGTTATCCTAGGGAGGAATATACTCTCATTAATTTTTTATATAGCCATATATTATTACAGTGATCTACATATTTCGATTTTTAAAAGGAGGTAGCCATATGGATATCATTAATTTTGTAGATGAGTTCGGCGTTCCTCGATGCGTCGAAGTAGAATCGATAACAAAAGAGGATTACGACAGATTTGGAGGAACCGAAATCACATTGTCACTAACTAACGAAGAAACTGATTCACAACAACAAGGAGAAAATATCATGTTTGAATTTAAACTTAACCCAGGAGTTATCTATGACGTTAACTCAAATGAAAAACCATTCATTCTAACTAGTACTGGTTTAGCATTACCAATTAGTGCTGAAACAGAAGTAGAATTTCATAAATGGCATTATGAACGAGTAGCAGCATACATCGAGGAAAAAGCAGCTATTCTTCAAGAACGAGCTCTTAAGATCTTTAAAGAAGATATTGAACCAGCTCATGAACAAATGATGGCTGAAAAGCATAACCATCAATGTAATTGTGGTTGTAACCATGACCATAATAAATCTAATGGTTATTTTGGTAATCTTATTGCTAAGCATACTGGAACTGGTAAACCTGAAGAGAAACCATATGACCCAGTAGCTGATAATAAGATTCGTAAACCAAAACCAAAACCTTATAGTGGAATCTTTGGTCGTTATGTAAATGGAGATGCACCTAATCCTATAAAAGAATTAGTATCCCCTGAACATCATCAAGACTTCACTAGTAGTTTAAGATACTACATCGATCCAAATGGTGTAGTATACGTTCATCATACTAAGACTGGTACAACTGATGTAGCAGATGAAGGTGAAATTGATGTATTATATCGTCACTGTCCACAGTTTAAAGTAGAGTATGATAATATGCTTAGAAGCAGAGTAGGTAAACCAGTCTATACAGGTAATCCTATTCAAGATGCGATGAATGGTATGGGAGGATTCGCTAGATGATAAAGACAGACAATTCTGGACAAGTAGTCGGATTTAGCTTATCCGATCTTAATAATCCAGAAGCGATGGATATCATCCGTGGTAAGATTAAAGCATCTGAAAGTAGAATTCGTAATGAATTCATGGCTCAGACTTTATCTTTACGGAATGAGTATATCAATCGTTTAAATAATATCGTGTGCGGTGTACACATTAGACCAGTCCCATGGAATGAAGCTACTGACGAGAATGAAATCCATGAGTTCTTAAAACAACACCCTGAGTATCAATTAGATTATAACTTAGAGTTGTATGAAGAAAAGATGCTTAGTATGGGACTAGATCCTACTGAAGGAATGTTTAGACAATTTCCTCCTGGGACAGCAGTTCTATCTTCTGGTACAGGAAGACATCTTGCTTATATGGAACAGCTTAAAGAGCAAGAAGGTCTTAATATTCCTGACCTAGAAAACTTCATGGTTGGTGTAACTAAAGAAGCTGATCCAGCAGTGGATACAACAACTGATGAAGAATTAAATCAAATGGTACAGAATACGTATCTTGCTGACCAATATCAAATGCAAGCAGCTATTGGATTGCCTCCAATGCTACCTAATGGTCAGTATAATTTAGATGCATTAAATGTACCATTCGGTTGTACGATTCCTTTAATGGAAGTTCCTAAAAGAATCTACGACCTAACTAACTTGCAGTATCCAAGAGATATCTCTGAGGAAATGCAAGATCAATCTATTCCATATGAAGATAGATTGGCTACTTATAATGCGATGGTTAAATATACTAATGAGTATAACGAATATGTTAAAGGTGCTTGGTATGAAGAAAACAAACAAGCATTGTATAATCAAATTCGTGCTCTTATTGACCAACGCAATACAATTCTCTGCTCTCAATGGACTTATATGCAACCTCAAGTAAGAGCTAGTTGGGAAAGAGAAATTAACAATATCAATTCCAAAGTTCAAGAATTGCAAATGAATATTCCTAATCATCCTATGGATGCATTCTATAGATATGAACAACAAATTCTTGAATATAACTATCAAGTTCAAAAGTATAATACTAATAAGCTTAAGTATGAGCATTATAAGTATGAACAGTCTGTAAGAAATAATCCTAACATGGTTACTTTTACTACAGTAGAAGAACTTATAGCAAATGGTTGTCAATTTGATATTGAAAAGAAAGAATGGTTAGATAAAACTGGTCGTCCATTAAACCCAGAGCATGCTCGTATTTATGATGAGATGAATAGAATTAAGACTCAAATGGAGATTAATGCTGAGGCTCAACATCGTCGTGATGAATATACTGAACAAATGTTTATGGTTAATAGTATGATTAGAGATTGTTTTAATCATTTAGGTTATACAGCTGAAGAGGCTAATGAAGTTGTTGATAGAGATCCATTTGGTATGATGCATGACTTAAACTATAATCCATATTATCAAACAGATGGTACATGGAATAGTTTCGTTCAACGTACAAATCCTCAAATGGGTGGCAATAACTATGATCCTGTGAGCGATAAAGATGTTAATGATTTGACTCCTGAAGAGTTCGAAGCATATGCTAAACGTGCCGAAACGTTAGCTAAAAATGCTAGAGCAGCAGCTGTAACTCCATTAACTACTGAACAAATTCTTAACGCTCAAGCACGTAGAGGTGCTGTAGGACCAAATGGTCGTATTCGTGTATATAATATGAGGTCTCCATTAACTGCTAAGTTACAAGAGATCAATGATAGTCGTAAACCTGGTGAGCATAAGAACTTAATGAATCTATTTGATACATATTCTGAAGCAATGCCAGCTTACCAATATTCTATTAGTCATAGTCGTCCTAAAGATTTGAGTGGATTCTATGATCATAATCAATTTGATGAAGCTATCGAAAATTATGCTCATAAAACTCGAATCAGTAGAACTAGTGACTTATTGAATGAATTAGATGATAACCAAGCTTTTGCTGAAGCAATGAATAATGGCATTCTTGGATTATCATTACCTGATGAAATGGGATATAACTACAACAAACGTAGAGTAAACTTCGATAACTCTATCTTAGAGCAAATGGAAGCTACTAATAAACCATTCCCAGAAGGTGCTAGGATTAAAGATCCTGAATTTGAAACTTACGATGATAGACCGTTGAAGGAAATTCAGAAGGAAAGATATGGTATAGCTATGGATCGAGCAGCTAGACTTAAACAATACTTTGCTCCTGAACTTGGAGGTACATGGGATGCAACTGCAGTCAACGATAATGGATGATTTGACCGGCAACTTAGAAAACTCCAAGATCAATAGTAGGTTGTATCATGATGCGGATATATACCAAAGTATGAATACATTCACTACTTTGGAGGAGTTATTCGAATCTATTGAAGGTCCTTGTGTATATGACTTCTTTACTGATGATGAATTAGCATTGATTAAGAAGATTATATTTGATCGTAAGGATAAAGCCTTCAAGAAAAAGTTCCAGAAGTTAGATGCTATTGTTAAACCAAAAGGGTTTAAACGATCTGGTTGTGGTACAAACCGTGTTGTTTATGAGCCACTTGATGATAATGCTACATTCTGTATTAAGATAGCATTAGATAGAGCTGGTTCTAAAAACAATCCAGACGAGATCGTTAATCAAAAGTATCTAAAACCATTTGTGGCTAAGTGTTTTGATATTAGCCAAGATGGTAATGTTGGTATATTCGAAAGAGTTGTACCAATTGAAAACCTCTATCAAATGTGGTCAGTACGTGAAGACATCTATAAGATAATGGAAACCATTGTAGGTAGATTTATCATAGATGACTTTGGTACTAAAGCATTTAAAAACTGGGGTTTAAGAAAAGGATTCGGTCCAGTGTTATTGGACTATGCAGATATGTATATATTGGATCCAAAGATTTTATATTGTACTCATACATTGAATCTAGATACCACTGAACAATGTCGAGGTGAATTAGATTATGATGCAGGGTTTAACAATATTATATGTTTAAAATGTGGCGGTATTCATATGGCATCTGAGTTTAAAGATGGTCGTAAGAAGATCGCATTGTTCTCAAGAAAGAGGGAAATTGATATGACTATGAAAATTCAAATCTTCAAAAATGGTGAACTGTATTGGGATAATGATCATGGTGTATATGAGAAAGACATCAATGTAAATGAACCAAAAGAAAACAAATTAGATATCACTTCTAAATTAGACTTAGAAGAGATTGATAAGATGAAAGATGATTTAGCTAAACTACAAGCTAAATCTGTAGCCAGTGAAGAAAAACTTCGTAAGCAATATGAAGATATGCATAGAGAAGCTGAAGAGTATAAGAAAAAGAAAGCTGAAGAACACTTCGAAGAAGAAAAACCTAAAATGGTTATCGAGATTCCAGCAATCAATCCAGCTCCTAAACGTATCAATAAATACTTTGCTCCAAAGCCTGAAAGACCAGCTCGTGATCTAGAAAACACGATGCATAGCAAGGCTCTGGACAAGTTGTCTGAGGACATGAAAAAACCTCAAAATACAATTAT